AGTTCTTCAGTAGAGATAAGAGCGAACATAAGATCAGCAGTTGCAGGAAGACCAAATGATTCAGAGGTATCGGTAAGGTCAACATCAGAATTACCATAACCACTACGAGTAGTCTGAGTTGCACTAACAATCGGGAGGTTCGCCTCGACTGCGAGACCACGAAGTTCCTCCGCAATCGCTTTGATGTACGAGTAAGAATTGACATTACCATTTGCTTTGTATCTGGATGATGCACATATATTTAAATAATCTACGAATATGATATCTGGTTTAAATGATTTCTTAAGTGCCAACTCACTTAATAATGCTTTGAAGTGTCCTGAGTGTGCAGACGCAGTTGGATATTCTTTGATGATTAAAGAACCTTGAGTTTTCTTTGCAAGGTTTGTAACCTTCTTTTCAAAGATTTGTTGTGGTAAATTTACAATGTCCTGTATGGGAACATTGAGTAGATTAGCATCAATTCTTTCTGCAATCTTTTCTTCCGCCATTTCAAGAGTAATGTATAAAACATTCTTACCCTGTAGAAGAGTAGAAGCGGCCAGATGACACATGAATAGAGACTTACCAACACCAGTGCCAGCGAGAGCGACATTAAGAGTTTTATTAGGTAGACCACCTTTTGTAATCTTATTAAAGTAATCAAGGTCAAAGGGGATCTTGTCCTCCTCTCGATGATATGATTCATAGCGTTCTTCGTAATCTTCAAGGTAATCATGTCCTACCTGATTATCAAAACTAACAGCAAGAGCATCAGATAAGATGCTTGGTATTGCATCAGGATTCTTCTTTGAGTTATCACCATCAGCAATAGAAATTGACTCTACTAGTGCAAGATAGATTGCACGATCTCTGCACCACTTCTCTGTGGTATCTAACAACCATTGCAAATCATTCGGGGTGTCATTCAATAATCCAACACAGTCACGTATCTTTGCAAATACATCTTCTGTGATATCTGTTCTTTTCTCGGACTCAATGATTAATGTTTCTTTTGTAGGTAGTGAATTGTATTTTACAATAAAAGTACATACCTCTTCAAAGATAATCTTTTCATGAAACTCTTCAAAGTAATCCTTATTAATAAAAGGCAGTACCTTTCGAGAGTATTCATCATTGTGTATCAAGTTTTTGAGAATTGTGATCTCAATACTATCCATCAATTTCCATAACTAAAGTATTTTTTAGCAATCTCATCTAATGATTGCATAATTTCTTGTGTAAAATATTCTTCTGGTTTGGCGAGAATTTGTTTAGCAAAAACTTTTTTCCCATTAATTTCATAACGACCTGCTTTGTTTGCCCATAGTCCACCTATTTCTCCAAGTTCAAGAAGACCGTAATATCTGTCAAGACCTCTTTCATCATAATAGAGTCTGATTTCAACTTCTTTATTTTCTTTACTCAGTCTCGATTTAACCGTCTTAGCTTTGATAATGTTTCCAACAACCTCTTTCTCACTCTTTTCCTTTTTTTTGCTGAGATAAATGATTGTAGAGGCCGCATATTTGAGACCAGAGCCGCCTCCCATTTCTTTAGTAGGGACATAAGATCCGATGACATCATAGGTATGGTTTGTAACTATAAGTGGTATATTTGCTTGACCAAGTTTTAAGGTGAGCATACGGAATGCACCTTTTACAAGTTGAGATTTGGTCATGTCTCTTACCTGTTTATCATTCAGTGCATCATTGATTTCTTTCTCTGTTGAGAGCATACCTAATGAGTCTAATACAAACATGCATGGTTTGCGTTTATCCTCATCTGTTTTAAGATATATGTCAACTGCTTTTAACGCTTTACCTCGAAACTCTTCAATTGTTACAACATTCGCAACAATAACTCTATCTAAATCAAGTCCCCGATCTTTAAGTAAAGGTTTGTTAACAGCGTTTTCTGTGTCAAAATATAAACAAGACCCACCAGGGTTATTATCCAAAAAGTTTTTGACGACAGCAAGCGAGAAATAAGTTTTACCAGTGCTTGACTCACCAGCAATGGCAGTAATACGATTGCTGCTAACCCCGCCAAAAATAGACCCGTTAATGAGTCCATTAAAAATGTAGGATCCTGTATCAACGAATCTCTCATTTTCATTAATTTCTGACGCAATTTGCGTATAATCATTTCCGATCTCTTTTACAATCTC